ATGTCGCCAAATGCACCTAGTGCGGCCCCGCCCGAGCGCCTTTTGAGGCTCCCCGAAGTGCTGCAACGTACCGGCATCAGAAGCCGGTCGGGCCTCTACCGCATGATCCAGGAGGGAAACTTCCCTCGCTCGCTTCGTCTCTCCCACAAGACCGCAGTCTGGCAGGAAACGTCCGTCCAGAAGTGGATCGACGAGAAAGTGGCCGAGTTCGGGGCGCCTGCGTGATCGACGACCTCGACTTGCTGGCGCCCGCCGCGCCCGCGCCGGCGGACCCGCCGAAACGCCGCGGTCGGCCACCGGGATCAAAGAACAAGCCGAAGCCCCCTGCCGACGATCGGGACTGGGGCGACGAGGAAATCGACCACGGCTTCGAACCCGACCTAGATGACCCCGACGTCCAGATCGTGCTGAAGGGCGGCTTCCCGGACCCTGGGGCGTTTCTGCGGCCCGTCGGCGTGACCTTCATCGGGACGGTGTTGGGCATTGAACCGCGCCGCCTGCATCACCGACTGCGAAACTGCCCGGTGATCGGACGACAGCCGAGAGGTCGCTTCGCCGGCGCGCCGCTCTACGACTTCAAGGAGGCCATGCGGCACTGCGTGGAGCCACGCATGGACCTCGAAACCATGTTCCGCTCGATGTCGAACACCACCATGCCGCCGATCATCATGAAGGCGTTCTGGGAGGGCGTGCGGGCCAAGAACAAGGTGATGGAGGAGACGGGCCACTACTGGCACGACGCTGACGTGTTGCGCATCCTTGGCGACGTCCAGATGGAGATCAAGGACGCAACCCTGCTCTGGATCGAGGACCTGCCCGGCAAGGCGAACCTCTCGACCGAGGACTACCAGGCCCTGCGCGGTAAGGTCGGCGAACTGCTAGGCACGATCCAGGCGCGGATCACCGAGTGGACCAGTGAGCGGGCGACGCGCAGCGTGGTGACCGAGATTCAGAACGACATCGACGACGGCAAGCTCAGTCTGCATGGGGGCGGGTGAGATGGCGGCGCATGATCTGATCGGGCGCATCCCCGTTTCACCCCGCTTCGTCATTTTCAGCTCGTACGGGAACGACAGCGTCGCGCTAATCCAATGGGCACATGAACAAGGCCTGCGCGATGTCGTTGTAGTCTACTCGGACACGCAGTGGGCCGCCGACTGGTGGGCTGCGCGCGTCGAAAAGCTTGAGTGGTGGGTCCACAGCCTTGGTTTCTGGACAGATCGAACGACCTCCGTAGGCTTCGTCGAACTGGCGAAACAGAAGAAGGCGTTCCCGACCCAGCAGTTTCAGTGGTGCTCCTACATCCTCAAGATTGAGCCGGGCGAGCGGTGGTTGACCGAGAACGACCCGGACAGGCGAGCCGCGTGCCTCGTTGGGGTTCGTCGGGAAGAGAGCGACGCGCGCGCAGACTTCCCTCGCTATCTTGTCAGGAGCGGCAACCATGGCGATCGGATCATGCTGGCGCCCTTCGCCGACTTCACCGAGGAACAGCGTGATGATCTGCTTCGCCGCGCTGGTGTTGAGTCTCTACCGCACCGCTCGATGGAATGTAGTCCGTGCGTGAACTCTAATCGCAAAGACCTTCAGGCGCTCACCGAGTCCGAGATTGTTCGCCTCGAAGCGGTAGAGCACAACATGACGACGCTGTTCGGCATGACCAAGAACGGGAAACCCAGGACGATCTTTCGACCTCACCGTCATATGGGCGCGGTGGGCATCCGCGAAGTTGTGAAATGGGCTCACGCGGGCCGAGGGAAGTACCGCGCCGATGTGACGGCGAGCGAGGAAAACGGAATCCTGTTCGAGAACATCGAGGATGAAGATGGGGAGGACTTGCCACCTGAGAAGGACGAGTGGGTCTGCAATAATGGGTACTGCGCGAACTAATGACCTACCCCACCCTCGAACATCTCACCGCTGCGGCGTTCGCCAACCTCCGTCCTGACGAGCATCTGAGCGTCGCTGAGGCGGCAGGGCGCTACGTCATCATTCGGCAGCCGGGCGCCCACAGCGGCCCGTGGAGCGCTGAGAAGACACCCTACCTGCTTGAGCCGATGGACGTGCTCACCAGTCTCGAGCACGACGGGATGATCTTCCTCGGCCCGGCAAGGACAGGCAAATCACAGTGCCTGTTAAACTGGGTGGCGCACACCGCGAAGACCGATCCGACGAACATGATGGTCGTCCACATGAGCCAGACGACCGGCCGCGAATGGTCGAAGTCGGACCTGGATCGGATGCTGCGCGACAGCCCCGAAATCAAGAAGCTGCTGAAGCCGGGGCGGCAGAACGACAACACCTACGACAAAGAGTTCCTGTCGGGGATGCGCCTGACGGTGACCTGGCCGACCGCCAATAACCTGTCGGGCAAGACCATCCGCTACAACTGGCTGATGGACTATGACCGGATGCCGGATTCGGTGGACGGCGAGGGCAACGCCTACGACCTGACGAAGAAGCGCGCGACGACGTTCAAGCGCTTCGGCATGACGGTGGCGGAGTCGTCCCCAAACCCCGCCAAGGAAATCAGTAATCCGAAGTGGACGCCGCCCCACAAGCACTCGCATCTGGCGCCACCCATTGCGGGCATCTTCGAACTCTACAACCGTGGCGATCGCCGCCGGTGGAACTGGGCCTGCCCGCACTGCCGCGATGCCTTCGAGCCACGCTTCGATCTGTTCGACTACCCGGACAGCGAGGACATCATGGAGGCGGCCGAGGCGGTGACGATGCACTGCCCGAACGGCTGCGTGATCGAACCTCGACTCAAGGACGAACTCAACATCGGCGGCCGCTGGGTGCGCGAGGGGATGATCTGGACGCCCGCCGACGGGCAGATCGTGGCGCGCAACGGCATGAAGCCCGCGCGCTCCAATATCGCTTCGTTCTGGATGCAAGGGCCGGCGGCCGCGTTCCAGGACTGGTCGTCGCTGGTGCTCGAATATCTGCGTGCGGAAGCGGCGTATGAGGCTACCGGCGACGAAGAACCGCTCAAGAAGACCGTCACGACCGACCAGGGCACCTATTACATCCCGAAGGCGCGCCAGTCGGAACGGCTCCCCGAAGAACTGAAGGCGCGTGCCGAGGACTGGGGCGCGACGGCGGAACACCGCACGGTGGCGCCGGGCGTCCGGTTCCTGATCGCGACGATCGACGTCCAGGCCCGGGCCTTCGTGGTCCAGGTGAAAGGCTTCACCCGCGACGGCGACATGATCGTCATCGACGGCTTCAAGATCGGCAAGTCCACGCGCCGCGATGACGACGGCGATCCGATGACGATCGACCCCGCTGCGTTCGGCGAAGACTGGGACATGCTCATCGACCGCGTGCTGCTGCGGCAATACCCGCTTGCCGACGGATCAGGCGTGATGTCGATCCTGGCGACCGGCTGCGACTCTGGCGGTCGTGAGGGCGTGACCCACCACGCCTATGAGTTCTGGCGCCGGCTCCGCAAGCGCTCCGACGGTCTGCACCGAAGGTTCGCACTGGTGAAGGGCGACGGAAAGCCCACGGCCCCCCGCGTTCAGGTCACCTGGCCGGACAGCAACCAGCGCGGCGCGACTGCGGTGGCGCGCGGCGACGTGCCGGTGGTCCGCCTGAACTCGCTGCTGCTCAAGGACCAGGTGTCCGCAATGCTGGCGCGCCGCGTGTCGGCGGACGAGCAGGGCGGCGGCATGATCCGCTATCCGACCTGGATGCCGGATTGGTTCTACACCCAGATGACGACCGAGATCCGCTCGCCGAAGGGCTGGTTGAACCCCGGCGCCCGGCGCAACGAGGCGTGGGACTTGGCCTATTATGCCCTCGGACTCGTGCTGCGGCCCCAGGACCACACGTCGCCGCTAGTCACCGTCGCCCTGCACCGGATCGACTGGGACAACCCGCCGGGCTGGGCGGCCGAAGGGCCGGCGAACGACCTGGTCACCGTGGACCCGGCGTCGCGTCCGTTCGAGCGCGAACCGCAAGCCGAGGACATGACCTTCGAGGAACTGGGCAGGATGCTTGCGTAATCGGTTTGTCCCATTTAAGTGGACAAAAGGCTCAAAGCTTCGTATTTGAGCGTGACAACCCTCGCGGAGCGACAGCTTTATGACCGCAGCCGAACGACTGGTCGAAGCCGAAGGCGCGCTGCACGCGCTGCTGACGGGTCAGGCTGTCGCTGAGGTGCGCGACCAGAATGGCGAGAGCGTCCGGTACACCCAGGCCAATGTTTCGCGGCTGCGGGCCTACATCGCGCAGTTGAAGAGCGAGATTGCCGGCGGACCGGGCTGCACCGGCCCCATCGTCCCGGTCTTCTGCTGATGCAGCCGGACGAAGGGATCATCGACCTGCTGGCGCCGGTAGAGGCGCCTGCCGCCGCCGAGACCGCAATGAGCC